ACAGAGCCTGTATTATTTGTTTTGCCATTCATTGCATTGTTAGTTACTTCTGCAACAGCTCTAGGTTCTCCACCTTGATAAGGTAATGTCCTATACATTCTTGCCATTATCTATTGCCTTGTGGTTTAAATTCTACATCTATAGCCATAGCATTTGTCCATGAGCCTGTTGGTTTAACAGATACTCTATGATACCTTCCACCAGTTCTTAAATTAACTCTACCCTCTGATGTAGTAGATACTTCTGGACCAAATATAACAGAATCATCTAATTCTCTACGACTAGCTACAGAAACATCTGCACTACCATTATCTATTTGTGGTCTTAATAAATTAATTACAGAATTGTAACCAACTTCTAAATCAGTTGTTACTAATTCACTATTATATGTTGAGCCTGTAAATGTAGATATTTTTGTACCTGTAGCACCAGCAAATAAAAATTTACCACCTACCCAAAGTCTTGCGTCTAGTGATGCAGGTAATACATCTATGTCGGTGTACCCTAGAGTACCTAAACCTTCTAAAGTCGTTCCTACAGTTGCTATATTGCCTAGAACAGTAGCTGTGGTTTCTACCCTAGACCACTTACCTAATGTCCAATTATAAACTAACATACTTCTACCACCACCTACATCAGCATAATTCCAAATAGCAATATTTAATGCTGGGTTTATAGAAGCAGTCATGTTACTTAATAGACTTAAATCTACATTATTAAAGAAGAAGCGGTCTACCTTCTCATTCCCAATCGGGGTTACTTGATTACCATCACAAGAATAAAATCCATCATCACTTAAAAAGAATGACACTTGGTTGTATTGACAAATAGAATTTCCATTTAAACAACCTAATCCTCTTGATATGTTGTCAAACTGAAAGAATAAAGGACTTCCAACATAAGACATTCTTACTATTGATTTTTCTAAAAAGACTAAACCAAATTCACCACCTGTAAGTCCTACAACATTACCACCATCTGCAATTACTTGTAAATCTGATTGTGATGTAGCACCTGCTGTCCAGTCAGTTTCATCATTGATGTCACTCCACCTTACTGTAGAACGACCTAAAGTTCCTGTTGCTAAACTTCCTGTAACTACAAAATCTCTTACTACTGTTATATGTTTTACTGTTGGTGAGGTTGCGACATCTGCAAAAGCTGTTGAAGTTCCTATTGTCCAATATTGAATAGGTGCTGTACCATTAACAGCTAAAACTGTTTTTCCAAATTGAACAAACTTCCAAGGAAATGTGCTTGTATAACCACCTGATTTAGATTTATCTTCTAACGCTTCTGTAGCTGAATTAAATTTAAATATTTTAGTAGCACCACCTGCAAACAATACTACTTCTGTGTCAAACTTTGCTACAAAAACAGAATTAATATTTTCTGCTGCTGCTCCACTAAAATCTTCTGCATTAGGAAAAGGTTGATAGCCAACAGATACTGGTGTTACATTTTTAGCTTCATTTAAAGCACCTGAATTATCTGGCTGATCTGGTAGCCAATCTGTGAACTGAACTCGTTTAGTAGGCATTAGTTTATTTGCCCTCCTGATATTGTTCCTGATGTAACATAAGTTATATAGGAATGTCCATCTATAGCATTACCTGCTGCTCCACCTGCATTATTACTGCTAGTACCAACATTGCCTAAATTTCCACCAGCTCCACCACATCTTCCACCAAAGACATCACAGCTACCTGCTCCACCTGTTGTTTTAGTTCCATCTGCTGCTGCTGGAGAAGTGCTACCATCTGTTCTTGGACCAGCTCCTATTCCACCAAAACCTGCTGGTACTAATCTGTTATTACCTGGTGATAAACCTGTGTTTGTTCCACCTGGAGGTCTAGTAGTATCTATTGTGTCTGAATTTTGTTCTTCGTGATAACCACCTGCACCACCACCACCATTTCCAGCAGGGTTATAAACTCTACGACCACCGCCGCCACCTCCTCCTCCACCACCGCCACCAATTATTCCATTATTGGTTAATGATATTGGGAATCTTGTGTATAATCCTGTGCCACCAAAATCTCCAGATAATCCTGTTCCACCCTCACTATTAGAACCATATCCACCATTACCACCTCTACCAGTAATGCTAGAATCGCTTGGCAATGAAAGTCTTACTGTGCTTCCAACAGGTAATGAACCAACATCAAATGCTGGTACTATGTTGCTAGTTGAAACAAAGTTTGTAGCTGCTGCTACTGTGATAGCAAAAATTGCTGGTGAAGTAACTCCTAAATGAGTAGCTAAATTAAAGTTTTTTATTAAACCATCAGAATCACCAGACAAACTAACATAAGTAACACCATGCACTAATTCCCAAGAACCAGAATGTTTTACATATACTTCATTAGCTGATTTCCATACACCACCAGTTTTAACAAACACCTGTCTAACTTCTTTGTTTGCACCATCATTAACATAGATAGTCATTTAGTCTACCTTATACCAAATATCACCATCAGAACCACCAGTAGGATTAGATGCAGAAACAGTTTTTGTTCCACTACCATTACTTCCTACAGTAATTGAATTTATAGTTGTACCAGCAATAGTGCCACCAGTAATATTAACTGCACCAGAACTTTGAGCTGCCATTGTGCCTACAGTACCTACTTTTGTTTGAACAAAAGCTGTAGTAGCTAATTGAGTTGTGTTTGTTCCAGCAACTGCTGTTGGTCCAGTAGGAACTCCTGTTAAAGTTGTTGTTCCATCTACTGTTAAATTTCCACCGACTACAAAATTATCATTATCATAACCTGTAGAAAAATCTTTAACTTGAGCCATTATTTCTCTAATAGCATTATTAATTGTAGCTGGAGGGCAACCCTCATTAATATTAATTCCACCTACATCAGTATTAGAACCTGCTGTTGGTGACCATTCTGATATTTTATCTCTGCTCATAATTTACGCTATCCTATTCCATGTGTTTGAAGTTACAGGTACTACTGTCCAATTATTACCTTGAATGTGTCCATCTACTACTACTGTTCCTGTCGCTGATATTGCTGCATTACCTGACCAAGTAATTGTACTACTTGCAGTTACAGTTGCAGAACCAATAATACTTCCCTGTGCTGATACTGTAAAACCACCTATTCCTGCTAAAGTACCAGTTCCAGATATAGATGCAACTCCATCTAAAATTTGTCCAGCAACTACTGCAACTACTGTGCCTGTTCCTACTATTGCACCAGTACCTAAAACTATATTGCCTGATGTAATAACAGCTAAAGTAGCTGTTCCATTTATTCCAGCATTTCCCTCTACGATCTGACCAGCAGTTATAACTGATAAAGTAGCTGTACCATTTACACTACCAGTTCCATAAACAAATTGTCCTGCTGTAAGTACAGTTACAGTTGCAGTTCCATTAATTGCTGCAATTCCATTAAATGTAGAACTTGCTAACGAGCTGAATGGTACTTCTGAATATGTACTTATACCAAACATTGTTTATCCTTTTGGATTATCTGTCTTTACTTTTGTAATTGCATCTGCCCATGTTGTTGTGTTATTTACACTGTCCCAATATTGCATATCTAGTTGGTCGCCTATAGATGGATAAGCTGCTACTCTTGCACCTTTCCATGCGTTAGCTTCTACTTCTGCATGAGCTGCTAATTCTTCTGCTGTCCAGTCTACAACTTCTGTAGTTTGAGTTCCATCAGGATGATTAGTTACTATTGTGTTCTGTGCTGCTGCCATTTTATTGCTCCTAGTTATTTAAGTCCATATATTCTAATTGTTCCACCATCAAAAGTTCCTCCAGCCGACCAATTAAACATAATGCTTGTAGTAGATGTTGTAAATCCAGGATTTCTAGCTCCTCCTGTAAAAGTTGCTGGTAGTCCACTTATTGTTGGATTAACTCTCATCATAGATAAAAAAGACCCATTAGATAAATCAAATGTAGTTTGGCTCATAACAGTATCAACTGCAGGAATATCGCCATTACCAAGTTGAGAAGCTGAACCTCCATTAGTAGTCATTTGTAGTCTTTGGTTTCCACCTGAACCATTATGGGTTACTATATCAGTCCATATTTGAACAAGTTTATATCCAGTAAAGCTAATTGTGCCTGTATTGTAAGAGGTTGCACCTGAAGTAGCTAATGTAGATATTAATGTTAATCCACCACCACTTGGTGCTGCCCAAGACATAACTCCTGAACCATTAGTTTGTAGAAATTGGTCTGCAT